GATACAGTTGGAAACTGTTCGGTAAAGATGGACTTGCAAGCATTTGCTATGTCCATATGTTCTTTCTGTGTTCCGTGTCCAGAACGGAGATCAATATAATGAACCCAAGAACGAACACTTCCAGACATATAAATGCGAGTTGGTGTTGCAAGTGGTAATACAAATCTCGCACATTCTTTTGCAATACCTTCTCTCAATAGTTCATTATATAAGTCCATACCCTCATTAAAATATTGTCTGATTCTCTCTTGTAAAAATTTAGTTTGTTTTTCTGGAATATCATCAATACTATTCTGACGATTCTTTGTATCCTGTCTTCTTAAATCTGGTAAAGGTATGTTTGCATCTAGTAAATTCGTATCTGCGTATCTTTGACTAAATTCTTGAAATGTAAAAGAACGATGTCTCAGTATCTGTGCAGCAAGTCCTCTTGTAGTATTAATCTCAAGAGTCATGAATGCTTGCTCAAAGATAGACCAATGCTGATGTTTGATACAGTATCTTAATAGACCTGCATAATTTTCATTGTCCTGATTGTTAGGATTACTTACACGAGCACAATATGCCATGTGCTTTTCAGCATCGGGTGATACACTTATAAGAGATACGTTCATTTAAATCCTTTTGATGATTTTGCTTCTGCAGCAGATAATTCTTCTTTAACAACTCTGAGTTGAGATTTTATTGTTTTAAGTTCTTCATCTGTATATAGATAGTCTTTTTTGAGTAATCTCTCAAGCATCTTAATTAATCTTTTTGCTCTACTAATCGGGGTAGCCATCGTCGTCCTCTAATATTTCATCATAATCTTGTGTAATTGTTGGAGGTGGGCTAACGTATGATTGCACGTCAGAATAGACCTCTGCCTTAATATCATCTACCAATAATTCTAAGTTACGAACCATCAGTTTGAGTTTTGCTCTGTCCATAATATTATTGTTTCAACTA